GAAAAAGCAAAGATATTAATGGAACTGCTAACGGTTGTTATACAAGAGTATAACTTTTTATCACTAAAAAAAGACACGCTACACTAGCGTCGAGGAGAAACAATGATAAATATTAAGGTCATCATTAGTGGTGTATCACCGCTTATATGCAATAAATTTACGGATAAAGCTGCACTCGCTGCAACAACGGGTATCAGTTCAAACAACATGGGTGAACCTCTTTCTCCCAAGGAACAAGCTGAAGAGAAGCTATACCTGGATAAAGGTAAGCCTTGTATCCCTCAACCCAACATACTTGCATCCATAATAGAAGGAGGTAGGTTTCATAAAATTAAAAATAGATCGGTAACAACAATGCAGAAATCAATGATTCCATCTTGTTTTGATATTAAAGGTACAATGTTACCTATTAAAACAAAGGGATGGGAAGTTGATGAGAGGCCCGTAAGGATACCGGCAACGGGAGGTCGTATCTTAGCATATAGACCTAAATTTAATGACTGGAGATTGGAATTTGATGCAACACTTAACCCAGAAATAGTTTCATTACCATTAATGAGGCAAATAATAGACGACGCAGGAACGAGAATTGGCTTAGGAGACTACCGACCGGATAGGAAAGGTCCATTTGGTAAATATAAGGTAGACAAATGGCAAAAAAAGCGTTCGTAGAACCGAAGATAATTGAACTAAGGCAGCGTAAATATGATGACATGTATAATATATGGGTCAAGCTGCGACTTGAAGATTGGTCGCACTGGTCATGGTATACAGGTCGTTGGGTTTGTGTTGGAACTGCTAAGACGAAATCCTTAGCAAGGAAGAAGGCAAAAGAATTTAAATGGGAAACATTAAAGATTTAACTGTGCTAGGCGGGGCCCTGCAATCCACTGCAACCCACTCCCCTCCATTGCCACGCATTGCGTTGCACTGCACTGCACTCCGAGGCCAGGTTTAAAGTGGGTATTTATCAACAGCCAAGAGATAAGTTTGAATGTCATATGTGCAAGAAGCTGCAAACAGAGTCTTGCCCTATATGTAATACGAAGACTAATGAATCTTGGAAAATAGCTACATCAATGGGAAGGAAAAAAGATGATAGATGAAGACAACAGAATATTTGTATCAGTTAATTCGGAATACATGCTTATAACAATAGGCGGTAAACCATATAAAAAATATTTAGATGATAGGTTTCTTATTTTTTTAAACCAACAAGTAGGAACGGCATTACAGGAGAGGCAAAGTGTTCGCAATAAAGATAATAATTAATGTGTTAATTTTTTATTTTTTCATTGCTTTTCTTGTGGGTTGTACTGCTCCTAATGATCCAGGCTGCGTTCCAATTCACATTGGCACAGGATATGACGAAGATGGAATGATGAAAACGATCCAAGTTGAGGAAAGAGGTTGTCCACGCATTTCTAATAATATATACTAACCACTTGCAACAAAGGAGTAACGATGACAAGGATACATTGGGATAATCAACGCATTGAAAAATTAAAAACATTATGGGAAGAAGGTAAAACAGCTAAAGAAATAGCTATAATTTTTGGTGATATATCAAGAAATGCTGTTATAGGAAAAGTTAATAGATTAGGTTTAACCTCCCACAGACCACCACATTTAACTACAGTTACCATGCCTACATATAACTTTATGAAAAAAACTCCAATATCTATTGACGGATAGTTGCGAACATACTACATATGGGGTGCTCCCACGATTATGTATCCCAATATAATTGTGGTTCCTTCGTTGCGAGGGCCGGACATCCTTTCCTTCTTTAACAACATAGCCGGCCCTCAATTTTTTTACATTACATCTTGATTTATTATATGGGAACATATATATAGATATATAAATTAACTAACGAAGGAGTTTAATTATGGTTGAAGATAAAGAATTTACATACGACGATTACCTGGCTGAAGCTCATGAAGATCAAGAAAGATTAGAAGATGCTATTGAAGCTGGTTGCTGCATGCATTGTGGTAAAGAAGCAGAGGGTGGTCAGTGCGGAAATTATAAATGTTGGATTGCATAAGATAATACTTGATTATCCCATTTAATAGTTTATATAATATTCCATAACTTAATAGAGAGGTAAAATTATGCCAGATAAAGAATCATATAAAAGTGTAGCCCTTAGAGTAGATTTATATTCTAAGTTAAAAAAGGTTGCTGAAAAAGAGAACAGACCAATAGGTCGTGAGCTTGGTGGTATTATTGAGAAAAGACACAACGAAGTCTTTCCCAATGCCTAAAGGGCCTACAGACCTTACAAAACTTGCCATAGAAACAAGAAACCTGATAGATAGTCAGCAAGAAGATTTTTCTATTGGTCAAGTTGCTATCATGAACATAATGATATGTATCAGTCGCTTCATTGAGGAGAGAGGTGAGGCGGCTGGCTTAGCATTGTTACAAGTATGTACGGCAGCTATTGCTAATGGTCAGCAAGAAGTTGATGTCACCGGTGTACCTGGTTTTATGCCAGAGCAAGATAATGATGTTGTTTTTGAAATGGAAGATGATCTATTAAGAGAAGATAATGTTGTTTACATGGATTTTAATCAAGACGACGAAGATTAGTCCTCCACCAAATAATTTATTTCAGAATTAATACCACGACGGCGACCGAAAAACACTAGGTTTTGATTTTCGTCAGTTGTGTAATTTGAAAAGATAATCAATATGTTTATTAAGAGCGTGACAAATAAGAGCCTTCGCTCAGGTGATTTTTGGTTTCGCATGATTGATTGTGAGAATCATCAAAGTCAACGAGCACTCCTTGGTGTTTTAAGGACTTACTAGTCGGGTAAGTTATCCCCTTACTCTCGAAAACTTTGGCAAGTTTTTTAATAGTCGAATACTTGACATCGGCTCCATTCTCAGCCCTTGATATAGTCGCAGGCGATACTCCGGAAAGAGCACATAACTCTCTTGTGGATAACCTTAAAATATTTCGTGAAAATTTTAGTTGACTTGCGGTTATCATGTGTAGTATAAACTCCCATAGTTGTTTCACAAACGGAACAATATATAGCGTAAATAAAGTAAAAAGTAAATTAGATAAATAAATTAATTAGCGAGGTAGAGAAATGAAAAATATAGCGAAAGGGATTGTGGGCGATTGGGATTCAAAAAACATTGATGACATTGCAAGCGATCCAAAACTTTTAAAAGATTTACATGAGCAAAGTAAATATTTTAAAGGAGTATCTGAATTTTTCCGTAACTTAGAGAAGAAAACATGCGACCGTAAATACGGGCAGCGGGTTGAATCTCGACTTAAAGGAGATAATAAAGATACAGGCACAGTGGTTTTTGACGAAGAAGGTTTTAGTGTCAAAGCTACTGTGAGAAAGGCAGTAACTTGGGAACCAAATACATTGTGGGAAGCACTGGAACAAATATCGAAAGAGTTTGGATCAGAAGTCGCAAAAAATATTTCTGATGTTACTGTTAAAATCCCAGAGAATAAGTATAAGGATGCAGAAACTAAAGTCCGTCTTATTCTTGACGATGCACGGACAGTTGAGGCTAAAGGTCCTGATTACTATATCAGTATTGAGGAGAAACCTCATGACTAAGAAAGATATTGAAAATATTCTTTCTGCGTTAGGGGAGGCTTTTATTGCGGGTGGTTGTTCCTTTGTTGGTCAAAATAAAATGCAAAAAACTATTGAGGTTGTGCATGTCTTCGACAAAGACAAATTTACACCTGGTATACACCTCCCTTCTGTTCGTATCATCATTCAACCAATTGAAGAAGATGATGAAAAAAATTTAATAAACATAAATCAAAATTTAATTAACTAGAGAGGTAAAACTATGAAAATAATTAAAGCATCAGAACGACAAAGAGAAGATAAAGGGGCTAAGGTTGTCATCGCCGGTAAAGCAGGTGTTGGTAAAACTAGTCTTCTTTATACATTGCCAGACGAGGGGACATTATTTATGGACTTTGAAGCTGGCGATTTAGCCCTTGAAAAGAATGGTGGGTGGAAAGGCGATACTATCCGTCCTAAAACTTGGAAAGAGGCTAGGGACTTTGCATGTTATTACGGAGGTCCTAACCCAAGTCTTGCAGATAATCAGCCTTATTCAGAGGCACACTACGATAGTCTTGTAAAAGAATATGGCGATCCAACAGAAGCAACCAATAAATATACTACATTATTTATTGATTCGATTACTGTTGCTGGTCGTTTATGTTTCCGTTGGTGTAAACAGCAAGACGAAGTTTACGCTGATAAAACAGGCAAGATTAATAATTTTGCAGTTTATGGTCTACATGGCCGTGAAATGATGGATTGGCTGACACATTTACAGCACATCCGTAACAAGAATATTATTTTCGTCGGCATACTTGATGAATATCAAGACGAATTTAATCAGACCGTTTATTCTTTACAGATTGAAGGGTCAAAAACAGGCAGGGAATTACCAGGCATTGTTGATGAAGTTATTACTATGCACATAAATAAAGATGAGCAGGGTAAAACATGGCGTGAATTTATATGTCATACTGACAATGAATATAATTATCCAGCTAAAGATAGAAGTGGTCTTCTTAATGCGGTTGAAGAACCTCATCTTGGTAAGTTATTAACAAAGTTAATGCCAACTAAGAGCGGTACTGTAACGCAAAAATTTGATCACACAATTCCAACACAAGAAACTAAAAAGAAAGAGGTAGCATAATGACACTAGATTTTAACACAGCCGAAGAACAGTATGATGGACCATCAACTGATTTTTCACCAATACCAGAAGGCACAATTGTTGATACCCTATTAACAATTAAACCAGGCGGAGCAGGTCCTGACGGATCGTTGACACAATCACAACGATCTGACGCACAATATCTGCAATGCGAATTTACGGTAACATCAGGAGAGTTTGAAAGAAGAAAATTCTGGTCAAACTTAACTGTAGCCGGTGGTAGCCTTGATGATAAAGGACAAAGTAAAGCAGGTAATATTTCTAAAAGAACTATTCGTGCTTTATTAGAGTCTTGTTATGCCATTGAACCGAAGGATATGAGCGAGCCAGCTAAAGCTGCGAGAACATTATCATCTTATATGGACTTAAATAATCTATTAGCAAAAGTTGAAGTAGGTATAGAAACCTATAACGACAAAGATAATAATAGGTTATCAAGGGTTGTAACTCCTGGCATGCCAGAGTATAAACAACCATTAGGTCCAGATGGAACAGTCAAAGCTAGTGCTCCCGCACCATCTACACAGACTGAGACACAACCCTCCCCACAACAACCAACTAACGATCAGTCTGGGGGCGAGAAACCAGCTTGGGCTTAGACAGAAGGTCTTTTCTTCATTGACCTATATTGCAGGCTTGTGGAGTGCCTGTCTGTCACAAACTCCACAACCAAGGGTAGTTTATAATGAATCTAAAGAGGAGAAGAGTCTGTGGGTTATGTACATATACTAGGTCTGTGCCTTTCATTTTATTTGATAATGCAGGTTATAAGCAGAATGAAGTAGTCGGTTTTTATGGATGTTATGCTGCAATGAAGCTAATGTCTAAATACAATAAGGAAAAAAGAACAATGTCATATCAAGATTTAGTACCAGAAAGAAAAGCAGTTGATGACACTATAAAGGATTTAGCTGTAGTACTAGAAGAGATAGGCTGGAGTACTCCACTATCTTCTATTACTAAAGAACAAATACAAAAAATTATTATCACAACCTTAAATTCTTATCGAGATCATCTCCATGAACATATTGGTGTTGAGGATAAAGTAGAGGATTTTCTTAATGTTAACGGTGTAGAAATACCAACAGAAAGAGGCAAAGTAACAGGTTCCGGTAAGAACAAAAAATACCATGAGCCTTTTGATGATGATATACCATGGCTATAGACAATTTAGATTTTAATCCTCCGGAAAATAAAGGAGATGTGAGTGAGATCGTTACTCCTTTTATAGATAAAGCTCTTGTTGAAGCCAACAAGAGAGAACCGGAAAGAAAATATTTAGGTGCATCATCTCTTGGCGAACCTTGTAAAAGAAAATTACAATATAGATATATGAAGACTGAAAAGGATGAGGGAAAAGATTTTGACGGAAAGACTTTGAGAATATTTCAAGTCGGTCATAATTTTGAGGAGCTTGCCGTAGCATGGCTCGTGCAAGCAGGATTTAACTTACTTACACATGATAAACAAGGAAGACAATTTGGCTTTGATACAGCCGATGGAGAGATACAAGGACATGTCGATGGCATTATTACAGATGGACCTGTCTCTTGGGAATATCCTTTTCTTTGGGAATGTAAATCAGCTAACGATAGGAAGTTTAAAGAGTTTCAATCAAAGGGTGTAGAGAAAACAAATGTTGTTTATTACGCTCAGGTTGTTCTGTACCAGGCTTACATGGGCCTAATGGATAACCCTGCTCTTTTTACAGTTGTCAACAAAAATACTCAGGAGATATATTTTGAAAAAGTACCGTTTGATGCTAAAGTGGCTCAGCGAGTATCAGATTCAGCAGTTAGTATTTTAAAAGCCGTTGAGAACAACGAACTGATGCCTAGGGTTGCGGCGAAGAGTGATAGTTTTTTATGTAAATGGTGTGAGTTTAAAGACAAATGTTGGGATAATATAAATGAACGAAGAGAAGAGCATACTGGATTTCAACCCAAGTGGGCGTGATAAGCCAGAAAAATTTGATGTAAAGGGATTTAAAGATAGAGCACGAGGCTCAATAAAAAGTATATTTACACACATGTTTCCTCAAGGAAAAATGAGAGGAAACGAATTTATTATAGGCGATTTAGGTGGAGCTCCAGGAGACTCCTGTTCTTTTAACTTAGAAAAGGATGGAGTAGGTAGCGAATTTAATGGTGGTCAATCTTTCAGTGACTTTATTGATGTATGGCAAAAGGTATATGGATGTAACTTTGCTGAAGCTGTTAAAGGTATATCAGAAAAATTTTCTATTCCTGTAGTTAATACAGCACCTAAAACACCACCTATTACAAAACCAAAATCTCAAACATTAGAGTACAAATATTATGATCGTAACAATGATTTGATATGCACTGTTATGCGAATAGAGTCTGGCAATGGAGAAAAGACTTTTAGACCTCGCTTAGTTTCCGGCGAATATAAAATGCCTGAGATTAGACCTCTGTATAACATACCAAATATAAAAGACGCTGATACAGTTGTGTTTGTTGAGGGCGAAAAGTGTGTTGATTACCTATCTAAGAAAAATATAGCAGCAGGGAGTGCTATGGGTGGTGCTAATACTAATTTAGATAAAACAGATTGGAGTGTTCTTACAGGTAAACATTTGATTATATGGCCAGATAATGATGATGCTGGCATAAAATACGCTCAAAAGCTCTCTAAATACCTTGTAGATGTATGTTCTTCTATCAGAATAATAGATATACCTAGAGAAAAGAAAAAAGGTTGGGATGCTGCTGACGCAATAGAAGAAGGTTATGACATTGATGAATTACTTAGAACGGAAGGTTCTTCGCCTGTTAACCTTTTAAATAGCTCATTATCTGTTAAAAATTTAGTGCAAGGAGAAGCACCTTCTTATGAATATTTATTAGAATCAACATTACCTAAAGGTGTTGCCGGCATTTTAGCTGCATCAGGAGATACAGGTAAAGGTCTTTTGACTTTAGACTTGGGTATGAAGA